GCACTCAATGGTGTGTTTGGTCGTTACTTTGGTAAAGGAAAAAGAGATGCTAAAGAATATGCGCGGGATCCTAAGAAGATTGCAAACTATGTTTACCAAGATGAATTCAGATCTAAACGCGGTGCCTTGGGCAATACCGACGATGGTGACGGCTGGAGATTTAGGGGCCGTGGCATTAAGCAACTTACAGGCCGGAATAATTATACAGCATTTGGAAAATCAGTCGACATGTCAGCCGAAGAAGCAGCAGAATATGTCGCAACACCAGCAGGAGCAATCGAATCAGCCTGTTGGTTCTGGAAAACAAACAAATTAGAAAAATATGCCGATGCAGACGACAATCTAGGACTAACCAAGAAAATTAATGGTGGTACTATTGGATTGGAAGATCGAGACAAGCGTTATAAAGACGCAAAAGCTATTCTCGCTGGTAAATGTAAAGCTGGTGGAGAAGGCAAGAAATCCAAAGAAGTTCGTACACTACGTAAGGGCATGAATGGAAACGATGTTGCAAAGATGCAAGAAGTACTCGGTATTGGTGCCGATGGCGATTTTGGCTTTGGAACATTAACAGCAGTTAAAAAATGGCAGAAACTTAACGGTCTAGTAGCAGATGGTATCGTTGGTCCTGCTTCCCAAGCAAAGATGTTTGGATAATAAATAGATTAACAATATTAAATTAAACAAGGAGATTAACATGTCTTTAGAGAAAATTGTACAAGAAGCAATGGCAGGTCGCCCTCTTGAAATGAAAGAGGCGTTCGAAGAAGAAATTCAAACTCGTATTACTACTAAGCTTGAAGAAAAATACATCGAAATCATGGAAGCAAAAGCTAAAAATGAAGACGATGACGAAGATGAAAAAGATGATGAAGACGAAGTAGAAGATGAGGACGAGGACGAGGATGAGGACGAAGACGAAGATGAAAAAAATGAATCTGTCGACGAAAACTTCTCAAACGCATTAAGAAAAGCAGCTGTAGCTCAAGCTAAAGCAACTAACGCGCAGCCACCTAAGAAGAAAACTGTAGGTGACAAGATCAAAGGCTTCTTTAAAAAGAACGAAGATTACTCTGGTGCTGATCAACAAATCGGTGCAGCAATGAAATCACTTCATCCAAAAACTTCTAAAGCAGATATGTTTAAGAAAATCAATGATGAATACGGTTGTGGCAAAGCAAAGTTTGAAGGTCTATACGCCTCCTACTGCAGCAAGTAATAAGCCATGCCTTCGTTTATGTATACAGGTCTAATAATCTTAGTGATGGGTGGTGGTTTCGTATGGTATTACAACACCACCCAAGCTAAAATTGAAACTATAACAGCTTATAACGCCACGTTAACAGCTAATGTAGACCGATTGGAAGAAGTAAATCTTAAAAATGTTGATACCATTGCTAAGATGGAAGCTAACTTCGAAAAACAAAGAGATCAATATAACGAACTTCAATCTAAGTTTGGAGATATTCGTTCTCAAAATAATAAACTCAGAACACGTTTAGGTAAACATGATCTAGGAGCACTAGGTGTTGCTAAACCAGGATTAGTTGAAAGAGTTTTGAATAACGCATCAAAGAAAGTAAATCGTTGTTTCGAAATACTGTCTGGTGCAGCCTTGAATGATACAGAAAGGAGCGCGAAGAATGGTAAAGCATTTAACAGCGAGTGTCCTTGGATTTACGATGATCTTATTGCTAGCGGCGTGCTCATCGACTCCAGTGGCGCCACCAGCGAAAATAATAACTGAAACAGAATACGTTACTCCCCCTGCACCCATTGTGCCCACTCCTGACGTTCTAGATCTCCGTGATGTAGAATTTCTTGTAGTCACGGAAGAAAACGTAGACGAAGTGTTTGCTAGTCTTAGCGGCGACAAAGTTTTATTTGCAATGACAACAAAAAACTACGATAAGATCGCATTGAATCTAAGCGACCTTAGAGCATATATCAGCCAACAAAAAAGTATAATTATTTTATACGAGAATAGTTATGACGAATAAATAGATTTGTTAGATATAGAATGAAGTAGGCCTCAGTGATTAATTGTAATTCTGAGGCTTTTTCTATTATAAACGAGGAACACGAAACGTGGCAGATAGTACCGATAAAGATCTTAAAACAGACGTAGCTCTGATTAAAAAAGACATCAAACAAATCGAAAGATTTTTTTCAAAGTTCGACTCAGCCCTTGAGTCAATGACCGAAATATCGCAAAAAGTAGCTGTACAAGGAGAGATCCTTAAAAACACTGCTGAAAAACTCGAAGACCTCGAAGCCCGTGCTTCTGAAATCAAAGAAGAAGATATCAAAAGAGCAGAGGTTATTCATAGAAGATTAGAAGACCATCGTAAATCTTCTAAAGCTGACCACCAAAAGCTAGCTGACGAAACTAAAGTAGATCGTAAGCAACGCAACGATGAAATTATGCTCCACCTTGGCAAAATGAATGGTTCCCTTGAAGTACGGTTGACAAGAATAGATGATCGTATTAAAATATTAGAACAGTGGAGATGGTACATTATGGGTATCGGCGGAGTTGTTCTATTAGGATTCATGGAAGTTAATTGGACTGCTTTATTTGGCAGTTGACATTTATCAAAGTCTGATATATAATAATCTATAAGAATTAATTGAATTAACTGAAATTAACGGTGTACATCTTGCTGCATGTGTGGTATAATACATCTATACGTTTAAACTATGTGGAATTATTATGGCAGAATTTGTTGATATACAGTATGCTCAAATGTTATCTGGTCGTCTTGAAAACTTTAAGATAAAGCATACCAATCCCTATAAAATTAACTTCCGTTGTCCTATATGCGGTGATTCTCAAAAGAGTCGCTCTAAGGCCCGCGGTTGGCTTCTAGAAAGGGATAACAAGTTTTCATATTATTGTCATAATTGTGGCGCATCTCAGGGCTTTAACTACTTCCTAAAGACTATAGATCCTCTGCTATACAATGATTATATTGCTGAAAAGTTTGTATCAAATACTCATGTTAAAGATACAGCTAAGAAAGAAACAGATTTTAAAACAAAAGCTCCAGTATTTAAGAAAGATCCTCTCAAAGGATTAAAGAAAGTTTCTCAACTTGACTTCAACCATCCAATAAAGAAGTATGTCGTATCACGGCAAATTCCATCTCAACACCATTATAGAATGTTTTATGCTCCTAAGTTTATGACTTGGATTAATACTATTATTCCTGATAAGTTTGACAATAGCAAAATAGGTAAAGATGAAGCAAGGCTCGTAATACCTTTTGTTGATGAAAATGGCAAGTGCTTTGGTGTATCAGCTCGTGGATTTAATCCTAAGGGAATTAGATATATAACTATTATGTTCGAAGAAAGACCTAAGATATTTGGTCTTGATAGAGTTAATCTAGAACATCCATATTATATTGTTGAAGGTGCTTTGGATAGTATGTTCCTTGAAAATGCTATCTCTATGAATGGTGCTGAAGGCAACGGTAATTCTGCAAATGAAAACGCAATATATGTATTTGATGCTGAACCACGTAATAAAGAAATCCATAAACGTATGGAAAAAGTTATTAAGCAAGGTTACAGAATTTGCATATGGCCTGATAATGTCGTAGCAAAAGATATTAATGATATGCATCTCAAAGGTGTTAATGTTGAAAAGCTAATTGAAGACAATACACATAAAGGCTTGCAAGCAGAATTGAAATTTCAAGCTTGGAGAAAAACATGATACGAGCAATACTTGCTCACGACAAAGACTGGGGCATAGGTAAAGATGGCGACTTACCTTGGGAAAAGAATCCTGAAGATTTGAAATGGTTTAAAGAATGTACTAAACATTCTGCTGTTATTATGGGTCGTAAGACTTGGGAAAGTTTACCGTTTAAGTTACCACAAAGAACAAACATTGTTATAACAAGCCAATTTGATTATGAATGGCCAAAAGTACCTGATAATGTTTTTAGTGCACAGATCAAACAACAAATTGTAAATTTAAATTATGAGTTACCAGTATGGATTATTGGTGGTGCACAACTTGTACACTCTTGCTTAGATATTATAGATGAATTGTGGCTAAACGAAGTAGAAGGTAGTTATGATTGTGATACGTTCTTAGATAAAGAATTAATTACAGAAAAATATTCTGCTGAAGTTGTTGAAGAAAAAGATTTTGGAACAATTACTAAATGGACTTTGAATGAAAAATTATCATAAATTACTAGAAGACATCTTAGAGTTTGGTGAAGATGTAAGTGATCGGACAGGAACGGGTACTCGTTCTATATTTGGTTATCAAATGAGATTCAACTTACAAGATGGTTTTCCTGCAGTTACTACTAAACGTCTTGCATGGAAATCAGTTGTTGCAGAATTACTATGGTTTCTTGAAGGTAGCACAGACGAAAGACGTCTTGCTGAATTAACTTTTAAAGAAAACCGTTTAAGCCTCGCAAAGAAACAAACTATTTGGACAGCAAATGCAGATAAACAAGGCAAAGATCTTGGTTATCATAATGGCTCAATGCGCAAAGAGCTTGGACCTGTTTATGGTTCACAATGGCGCAACTTTAATGGTGATGATCAAATCAAAACAATCATCGGACAAATAAAAAATAACCCAGATAGTAGACGCATCATTTTAAGTGCTTGGAATCCACCAGAAATTGATAAGATGGCACTACCTCCTTGTCATACCTTTGCTCAGTTTAGAGTATATAATGGTAAGCTAAGTTGTCAAATGTATCAGAGAAGTGCAGATGCCTTTCTAGGTGTACCGTTTAATATTGCATCGTATGCTTTATTAACACATATTATAGCTCGTCACTGTGATCTAGAAGTTGGAGAGTTTGTTCATACTATTGGAGATGCTCATATTTACAATGACCACTTTGATCAAGTAAAGGAACAATTGTCTCGAGATCATTACCCATTGCCAGAGCTAGAAATCAATCCAACATTTAAATTAGAACTCAACGATACTTATTTTAGAATTGACGAAATCAAATCTTTTAAGTTGACAAATTATTTGCACCATGATACAATTAAAGCAAATATGGCAGTATAAATAAAGAACCAGACAAAGTATATTATAAGCTAAAGGATGAAAGAAAGTATGATACAAATTATACAAGTTACGAAGCGTGATGGTAGTCAAGAACCGATGGATGTAGATAAGTTACACAAAGTAGTTTTTCACGCTTGTAATGATATAACCGGCGTTTCACCGTCAGATTTAGAAATCAAAAGCCAGATTCAGTTTTTCTCAGGCATAACTTCAAAAGAAATTCAAGAAACTCTTATTAAGGCAGCAGCTGATCTTATCAGTGAAGAGACTCCTAACTACCAATTCGTAGGTGGGAGATTAATTAACTATGGTCTTCGTAAAGAAGTCTATGGTGGATATACTCCGAGCACTGTTAAAGAGTTGGTCGAGAAAAATATTGATCGTGGTTTCTATGATCCTGAATTGATATCATATTATAACGACGAAGAGTGGAGTAAGATCGATGGTTTTATTAAACACGCAAGAGATGAAGATCTAACCTATGTTGCTATGGAGCAATTACGTGGTAAGTATCTATGCCAAAATCGTGTTACGGGTGAAATCTTTGAAACACCACAAATGTGTTATATGCTTATTGCTGCTACTTTGTTTCATGATTATCCAGAAGAAACACGACTACAATACGTAAAGGAT